TTATCAATCCTCCATAAAAATTTTTTAAATCTTTATAGAATTTAATTTGTCTCATAGCTACTGCTGTTCTAAGCATAAACCTACCTCTAACGAAAGGAGCTACTAATTTTTTGCCAATAGCAGGGACGTATCTACCTACTTTTTGTCTATGGCCATACTCAACATGAGGTGGCATAATCACAAATATTAAACACAATTTGAGAAAACCTCTTACCAGTTAATCTTTTTCCATTCTCTCTATGCCATCCACCTTTTAAATGTCCAGATTTCCCAACAGGAGTTAATTCTTTAACATCTCCAATTAATTCTTCTGCTTGTAGCATCAAAAATTTTTCAGCCTCTTGTGGAGCTTTTGTTTTTATTTCATCAAGAATCTTATCAAACTCTTTAAATCCTTTAAGCTCCATAATCTACCTCATTTTCAGAAATTTCTGTTAAAACTATTTCTTTGTGTTTTATGATGTTGTATGCCAAAGGTTTTGATGCCTTGAACATATAAATAGCTCCATCAGCTTTCCTTACAACTTTTAACAAGTCATTTTGTTTTATATTGACATCTAAACCTACAAAGAGTTTATATTCTTGTGAACTGCTATTAAGTGGCCCAGGTGTAACACTTCTCAACCATTTCTGAGAAAGTCTGCAAGGAATATCTTTTAATATTTCTCTTTGTTCTTCAAATGCTCCGCCATATTCATCTACAACCACAACAGATCTAATAACTGTAACTTTATCAGTATGCAACTTATCTAAAATACTCATACAGTCCCAACCTTTCTAAATCTAAATAATTGGCTTTTCAACGATAGAAACATTTCATCAGTTGTATTATTAGATGTGTTGTATTCTATAGTAGTATCTCCTTCAGTTACTTTAGAAATATTACCTTGTAAGTTTGTTTCTTCGATAGTTTTTAATGCTAAATGCTCTGCAAATGGTTCTATAAGTTCAACTGGAAAATCATCTCTATTCATAAAATTTAAAGATTTTCTAACTAAAATAGTTACTTGAATTTTCAACTTAGCTTCGTTGCTAATAGTTCTTAATTCTTTCACTTTTTCAACTATTTTGTTATAAATTTCTTCCATATCTAACCTCCTGATATAAAAAAAAGCACCTAGAAATTAAATTCTAAGTGCTTTATAAATTATGCTTCTGATACTGTTATTTCAGGCTTCTTTGTTGTAAGTAACAATATTTTACTGTCATTTTTGATATATAAGCCATAATGTTGGTCTATATTAACCTTAGTTGCCTTATGGTCAATATCTCTTGCTTTTTCAACTTGTGGACTTCTTTTTAATAATAAGCCAATAGCACCAGCTTCAATAATTGGGTTTGTCACTTCATTAGCTTTAACTAATGCTGGATTAGATGTAACAACTAATTGAATGCCACAAAGTTCTCCAATAACTCCTGTCATCATTAAAGGTTTACCAGCAATATCTTTTAAAGCTAGGAAATTTTTATCTTTTCTAAGTTCTGCATATTGGTCAGGTGTTATGAATATAACTCTAGGGTTATCTATTTTTTCTCCAAATTTAGTTAAAGCATCTGCTAAAACATCATAAGATAATTTAATAGATTTTCTATTGTATTTTAATTTTGCCTTTTTAATTTCATCTAATACATCAGAGTCTATTTTTCTAGCAACAGATACTGTTAATTGAGAAACTCCTTCTCCCAAAGGATCTCCATATCCAGATAATAGTGCCTCATCTGAAAAATGTACCCCCTTAGCTATCTTTTTGATTGTTACTTCTGTTTTAGATGTTGTTAGATTTTCATAGGGAACAGCTCCTAACTCTTCAACATCTTCAGCTATTCCAAGTAAGCCCCATTTAGGAATAGTTAATACATTCCCTGGAACTCCTTCTAATTTATTATTGATATCAACAAGTGGTCCAAATACCAATTTGTGAGGTAATTCTTGTCTTATCATATCTTCTAATACTTCTGGTATTATTAAATGTTCTACTTTTGTTTCTCCTGCCATATTATTCTCCTTTCAATTCATCATATAATTTTTTATTTGTATTGAATAATTCTGTTCTTTCAGACAAAGTCATTTTTGAAAATTCCTCTTTTGTATATTTCTTGTCTTCACTTCCACCATTCATAGCTCCTGGTACTCCACTAGCACCAAGTCCTTTTACATATTCACCCATTACTTCTGCAAAACCTTTTACAGATGCTTCTATTTCTTCTTCATTAGCTCCAGATATTCTATCTAAAAATTTATCTGGCATTTTATACTTTGCTAAAGTAGTTCTTTTGATTTCATCTGTCTTTATTTTTAAAAGTTCAGCATTCTTTGCATCTAAGTCTTTTTGAATCTTTTCAAGTTCTTTTTTATGCTTTTCTTCTGCAGTAAGATTAGCATTTTTAACTTCTTCTTGAGTAAATGTTTTTGGCTCTCCTGGTTCTGCAAATAGTTGAATATTAAGTTTAAAATTTTTCATTTTTTCCTCCTGTTTAACGTCCTGTTTGACTATTTTCCCAGATGTTTAATGTCCCTCAGTACGACAAACTTATTTTTTTTCTTTAAGTTCTTTAAGTAATTTATTCAATTTAAGATGTTCAATATATGATATTATTCCAATAATGATAAAAGATATTATTAATATCCCAAAATAAATTATCAACGGTAATAGAATAATAACCCATTTATAATTTGTCCAACCAAATATTTTACCTAATATTAATCCTGCTTGAATAATTGTCAGTAAATGCTTCACAGTACCTCCTTTCTTTTGCAATAAAAAAAGCACCTAGTTTTTAGCTAAGTGCTTCAGTTGTTTATTATTTCTATTAGTTAATCAGTATTAAAAGATTATTTCGTTTCAAATAATTTTTTTTCAAACTCATACAAATCTTTAGCAGATATCTCTAAATTTTCAATATTATATTTTTCCTTAACATTATTTACATCACTAAGCATTTTAGAGGTAAGTTCTTTTTTCTCTTTATAATTTTTAAATCCATCTAATCCAGCTTCATAAGAAGTTTCTAGTTTTTTACATTCAAGACAATACTTTTTATAAATTTCCCAAACTATTTTTTGTGCTTCTTCTAATTTTGTCATCTTTCTCGCCTCCTATATCTAAGATTATATTCATTAGATCTTAGTATTATATTTGAGTGATGGAAGTTTTCTTCAATAAATGGATTATCTGGAAGAATATCTGTAGAAAATATACTTAGACTCATTTCATATTCGTATTTATAGTCAACTCCTCTTAAGTATGCTAATTTATCATTTATAAAAGAACTTACATCTTGATTACTGAATGTAAAATCGGTATATTTTTTAGGATGATTATGTGTTATATAAGCTCCAGTTAAATCTCCTACTACAGTAGTATTTACAAAATTTTCTCCACCAAGAACAACATAAACACTTCCATCGGCTTTTATAACAATAGCATTTTCATATTTTAAATTAACCATATTAGGTTCATATTCTGCAAATATTTCTTTAGCTATATTATAATCTATTTTATCAACTTTTTTAAGAAAATAAAAGTCTCCTATCCTTTTTTTATATTCTTCATCTTCAATATCTTCTCTTTCTTTTAAATCATTAGCTTTTAAAGCACCATAATTCTTTATACTTTCCCAATTATTTTCATCCAAACTGTAATTATTCTTTTCTATTTCTTCTCTACCTTCTTTTATTAACTTATCATAATCAATAATTGGGATAGTCGTGCTTCTGCATCTTGGGTGCATAGGTGGATAATTAAGTCCAACAGCTATATTTTTTATTTCAAATATATTACCATGTAATTCAGAACAGATTTGACTTGTTCTACTATCTAAAGTAGCACTGAACTCATATTTTTCTATTCCTGCTTCTTTATATCCATCTAAGGTTGCTTGATTTAAAACATAATTAACTTCAGTTCTTAGAAGTCTTTCAACATCATTTTTTTTAGCTGTTTCAAATCTTTCAGAAACTCTTTTAGTCATAGTTTTAAGATTAATCCCTTGTATCATTCCATTAACTATTTCTTGCTTTACTGTTTCAGTTAGTTTATCAGTATTGCTCCAAAGCCTCTGAGAAAAATTAGCACCACTCCAAGGCTTATCCAGGACTGTTTTTATTTTATCTCTACTGACAACAGGATTAATACCTAGGTCCTTTGTTACTTCTATGAAAGTATCTCTATAAACTGATGTTAAAGTATTCTTAGCATTATCCTCAACTCCAAATATCAACTTAGTAAGCTCCATATCAATTTGAGTTTTAAGACTATCTAATCTACTTATACGACTTTTAGCAGATAATGTTTCAATTTCTAAATATAATTTTTGTGCTTGTAAAGGTGCATTCTTTAAAAGTTTGTTATATTCTTTCATATAATCATGTAAATCTTTTTTCCAAACTTTATAATCATCACCTTTTAAATGTTTCAAAGCTTCATTATAATTTAGAATATTATCATTCATATAAGTTGTAGTTATTCTGCTAATTTCTTTAATTATATCCTGTTTAGCTTTTGAAAGTGCAATCTTATACTCTTTTTCAATATCTTGAATAGTAGTAAATGCCTTAGATTCTCTTTTAACTTGCCTTTCTTCCCAATATGCTCTATTCTTTTGAACCATCAGCACCAACTCCTAATGGAGTATTCATATCTTTTATTGCATTAATATCTTCTTCAGCTTTTATTTTTTCTAACTCTCCTTTTGCATCTTCTATAAATGGCAAGGTAGATAAAATAGTTTCATGTGATACTATTCCTTGTAATTTTTGAGCAGTATCTGCTGCTTCAACTAAATTCTTTGGAATATTTCTAGTAAAGACTTTTTGAATATCAGTAGATTTTATTTTTAAATTATGAAAATCTATCATAAGTTCTAATCTTTGATTAATTGCCTTTTTAAAATACATTTCCTTTTGTGCTGCTAATTGTTCCAAAGCTAATAACTTATATCCAAGTGCAACTCCTGAGCTATTTCCACTAAACTCTTTGTCTTGCATGTCTGGTATCATAGAAAACTTATGAATGTCCTGGTTCAATCTATTTTTATTATTTTGAGCATAACTATCATTAACTTGTTTAACAAGCCATTTAGCATCACCTTGATCATTAATAAGCATAACTTTATTTTTATTCATTCTTTCTAGTTCTTCATCGGTAGTTCCACCCATATTAACCAAAACTAAGTACGCATCTGTAAAATCTTTCATATCATCAATAGCAGTTGAAGTAGCTTCGTTATAACCATCTATCAAAGAAATTACATTTTTAAAATCTCCGTTAGCCCTTTTATTGTTCAAAAACTCAATAATTGGGACTTGATTAAATCCGTGTAGTTTAGTTTCGCCTGTTACAGTTGGAACTTCTTTTTTATCTGTGTCAGATAAAAATTCATAAGTAGTAACACTTGTACTATCATAAACTTCTAATGTATAAACCCATTTATCCTCTTTATTTTTAGTTTTATCCCATCTAACAGCAGCAATTATTTCTTTTTTTACCGTATTATCTCTCAAAATAAAACAATCACGAGGATCTACAACTACATTTCCAATAGTATTATCCACATTTTTATACCATAACTCATAAGATTTACCAAAAATACTACAGTTTTGAGAATGTTCAAAATTTTCTTGTTGCTCTTCTTCTGTTGCTAAATATTCAGATAACTTTTCAAAATCTTTTTTTAACTTATCGTCTTGTAAAGCATAAGAAATAGGTTTTCCTAAGAAATATGCTGTTGCAATAGTCGCAATGTATTCAGAATAATTATTAATCAACTTAGTATCTTTTTTCTTATTGCTTCTATCTTTCTTATTCAAAATATTATGTTTTCCACTATAATAATCTTCCATTTTTTGTAATTCTGGCAATTCATTTTTTATAAATGCCTCCAGTGCTTCTTTTAAATCTTCTACAGTCATTAATCCTCCTTTCTTATCTTATTCCTAAGACATTTCTATCTATTGTTCTTACTTCATTTCTATTTATTACTTTTTCAGCAACACCAGTTAAAGCATCAGGTCCATCATCGTGTTTGTTCTTTCCTTCCTTCTGATAAGAAATAATATCTTTTGCAAATTCACTCCATTTATTTTTCCAATCTATAGGCATATAGATATTATTATTTACCCAAGCACTATTTGATAATATTCTTGCTATCTTATTTCCTGATTGATGAAACCATTTAACAACAGTCTTATAATTTCCTTTATCTCTTGTAATTCTTTCGATATTTCTTGCAAATGCTCTACCACCATTGTTGCTTTCTATATCTGCAACATTTACATTAAACTTTTTATATGCTTCAGCAACAAGAGGTTCTGTTATTTCCATAGCTTCTTTGGTATAGATAACATCTAAAATATAAGCACTATCCTTGCAATCTGCATATATGATATTACATAGAAAATCATCTCCAGTATCAGCTGTATCACAATAGGCAGATATTTTAACGATCTTTTCTTTTGGTAAATCAACATAAGTTTTAAATTCACTGTATAATCTACCCTTGATGTCTATTGGCTCTTGCTGGTAGTTGGCATATACAATTTCTTTTGCCATATTCTTAGTTTTAAACTCAAAATCCTCAAGTGATAACGTTTCTTCATCTAAAGGTGTTCCATCATCATTGATAGCTTTATAATTTATATGAACCACATCATCATAATTAGATAAAATAAAACCAGCTAGGTCATTACTTGCCCACCTGGTCATTATGATTATTAATTTAAAACCTTTTTCTGTTCTTGATAACATAGTGTTAGTAAACCAATCTATATGCTTTTCAAGGACATTAGAGTTATATGCTTCCTCAGAGTTTTTTATTAAGTCATCTATAACTATTAAATCTGCTCCAAATCCTGTTGCAGTTCCTGTTGGAGATGTAGCCAAATAGTTTGCGACTTGGCTCCCTTCCAAAGCCCACTTATTCATTGAGGCTTCTCCATACTTAATTTTAGTATCTGGGAATATATCTCTATAAACTGTTACCCCTTGTGTCTGCTCTGTTGCTATCATATCTCTTACTTGCTTAGCAAATGTAGAAGAAAGAGTTTCATTATATGATCCTGTCATAATTTTTAATTTGTTATTTCTTCCTAGTAGCCACTGAACAAATAAGGTTGCTGTGTAAGATTTACCAAATCTTGGAGGCATATTAATAACTAATATTTTTTTATTAGAATCAATAAAACTTTGTAACTGATTACATAAATCTTTTAGATATTCTTTTCTATCATTGTAAAAGTCTTTTTTACCTAGTAATTTACAATAATACCAAAAATCTCTCCTAGCTAATTCTTTTTTAGCTTCTAATTTTATTAATTCTTTATCATAAGTCATTATATATTCTCCTTATTTTTTACTAAAAAAATCACATATTTTTACTACCAAATATGATGTTATGATACTAATTAAAATTATTCTTAACATTTTCATTCTCCTTTGATACAATGTATATTATTTAAAAAATTTTGAGGTGATAATATGTTAGATCAACAAACAATTACAACTATACTTATCTCAGGTGCAACAACATTAACTGTAAAAGCAGCTTCAGTTGGTATTGTTAATAGTTTAGTTGACTTATGGAATGGTGCAATTGGTCATTGTATCCATTCATGGTCTGAGAAAAGGAGATTGATTATGGAAGAAAAATTTATTCCTTCAATAGCTGAAAAAATTTCTAAAATTCCTGACAAAAATCTCCAAGAACCTAAAATGAGTATATTAGGCCCAACCTTAGAAGCTTCTAAATTTTATATTGAAGAAGAGGAAATAAGAGAAATGTTCTCTAATCTTATAGCTGCTTCAATGGATAGTGATTATAACACCAGTATCCAAAATAGCTTTGTTGAAATCATAAAACAACTTACTCCTTATGATGCTAAACTTTTCAAAACTTTTTTTCATCATGGAGGAAATCCTGCTATGTCTGTCATTAAAAGAAATCAAAATGAAAGTCTTGAAATTCTAATAGAATTATTTTATAAGAATTATTATTTCCAAGATTATATTTTAAATGAGATTTCAATTAATAATTTAGAGAGATTAGGATTGATCCAAATAAAATATAATGAATATATTAGTTTTGATATTTTTTATGAAGAATTTAAAAATTCAGAAATAGTTTCTAAATTAAAACAATCATACAATATTGAAACTAGAAATTTTTGTTTTAAATTAACTCCTTTTGGATTAGCTTTTAGAAAAGTTTGTATAAAAGACTCATGGAACTAAAGAATTTTTCATACTTAATCTTTTATAATTTTCTTTAACTCCTCTGTTGTAAGGTTAGAAAATGGATTGGAGTTTATATTGCCATTTACCTCAACCTTTTGAGTATACTCTCCATCCATTTTATTTAGTATATCTAACGCTTTTAATCTATCTGTATCTTTAACAGCTCCATCTTTTATCATTGATGTTAAGAATTCTCTTCTTTCTATCGCTGTCATAATCCTATTGCCTTTTGCTTTTTCTTGTAGTTCCTCAATATATTTTTGAATGTTAGTATTTTTTAGTAATTTATCAGCATTTACTCCTGCATACTTTTCTTTATATCCAGCATTTATCGCAGACTCAGTAGCATTACCACTAGCTACATAATATTCACAAAAAGACTTTTGCCTTACATTTAATTTCAATGCTACTTCACCTCCAATTTTATATAATATTATGTTTGGCGGAGAGTACAGGACTCGAACCTGTAAGTCCATCAGGACAACAGCTTAGCAGACTGCTCATTTACCAATTAATGTAACTCTCCAGTCGAAGGTAGCAATAACTACCTTTGTGCACTTTGACTCGCATTTTTGTTTATAGCCGATATAATGCTGAAAGTGGGCTAATCAATAAAAAACTCCCACATAGGAACGTATCCTGCACATCTAAGTGCTGTGAGAGTATTGACGTTATTATGGCTGGAGATATTGGACTTGCACCAATGACATTTTGATTAACAGTCAAACGCTCTAACTAACTGAGCTAATCTCCAATATTTGTCAGAGGCTTTTTTAGAGTAGAGCCTCAATAACTACTAACGATACACTAAAAATTAAGGAAGATTCTATGAATGAATTTCATTTAACCTTTTTACACATTAACATTATATTACATATAGAAAATGTAAACAAGGGCAAAAAGGGTGCAAAAAAGGTGCAATTTTTTTAAGGAATTAATTTATTTAACTTCTCCAAAATATCATTTTGAAATAGGTTGCTAGCTATTTTCTCAACTAATAAACTTTTATTTCTTTTTACAGTACTTTCATCAATTCCTAATTTATTAGCAACACCTTCTATTTTAAATTTCTTAAAATAAATTAAATCTATAATTTCTTTATATTTATCATCTTGCACAAAAGAAAGTCCATAATCTATGAAATCAACAAGATAATCTATTTCATGTATTTCTTTTATTCTTTCTTCTTTTATCATTTCTATCTTTTCCACATCACTCAAATTATCTTTATTAGTAGCTTTTATCTCATTGATAGAATAGATTTTTTTTAATTCTATATTATCCAAACTTTTTTTTAAATACTCTTTTCTATTTTTTAAGCCAGGATAATTACTTAAAAAATACTCGGTTTTTTGATATGGTGTTAGATTTTTCTCTTTATTTATTTTTGTTATTTGCCCATTTTTAATACATATCTCATAAACTCCATTATCTAATTTTTCAATTGTTTTCTGAAGTTCTTTATACTCCATTATCTCACCTCAGTTATTATATTATCTATAATCTCTAAATTTTTCCCATCTGAAGAATAAATATCTCTCATTCTCTTAGAAAATTCAATTTTCTTTTCTTCTATTTCATCATCAGTCATATATTTTTCTTTGAATATGTGACTGTTTATAATTCTTATATTGTTTCCATCTCTTATTCTAAGTTCTTGTAAATACTCAAGCATCAATCCCACTCCTTCCTATCTTTTATATTTCCCATTCTTATATGATTCTAACTTGTTTATATGCTTATCAAAATCCTGCTCTGTTAATCCAGTTACTAACAAGAGATTTACAGTAGCAGTTACTAAGTCTAATGCTTCACCAACAAAATTATCTCTATTTTTAATTGTTGTAAAAGTGCTAGTTTCTCTAACTTCTGCTAATAACTCTTTGTACTCTTCTTTAACCTTGCCTAGCTGTGCTGTTTCGTTTGCATAAGCTATTGATTTATAGTTCATTAGTTTATTTAAGTCTATTTCCATTGTCTCACTTCCTCCCAAGTTGCTATATCTTCTATATATTTACCCAAATTATAGCAATTACAGCACATTACACTTCTCTTAATATCATTAATATTTAATGTATTTTTTTTACTGTCAAAATTTCTATTAATGATTTTTCTTTCTATATCAAAATTTGTACATCCACAAAATTTACATCTCCACATTTTCTCCCTCCAAAGCTTCTATTTTTGTTTTTAGTTCTTGTAAGCATTTATTACATAAACTTATTATAGTTCCACTATTTCCACTATCTTGTCTTATTAATAAAAGATTACTTTCAATTTTACTACCACAACTATTACAAAAGTTACCTAATTGTCTATAATTAATTTTTTCTTTTTCTTTGCTATTTTTATTTATTACTTTAATCATTTTCCTCCTCCCAAGTTGCTATATCTTCAATTTTTTTACTTTTATTTCCACAGTCTATGCATTCAACAAAATCTTCTCTAACTAACTGCATTGTATGTTGATGGTATTCTACAATTTCGATACTATCAAAATCAGCTTCCATATATCCACGAAACCAAATATTAAATCTTGCACAACCACACTTTTTACATTTCCACATATTATTCTCCTATTTTGTTATTTTTTGTAATTGAAGAAGCTAATATTTTGTAACAATCTTTGCATACTAAATAAACTCTATCCCCATTCAAAAAATTAAAAGTTAATTTTTCTCTTATCCACTTAGTATTTTTGTGACTACAATTTATTTGCTTTATTTTCATTTTATTTCCCACAATCCTTTTTCAATCATATATTTATTTACAAGATAAATTAATATAATTCCTTGCATATCTCCATCTTTGTGAGTAATTCTTATCTTTTGCATGATTTACTCCTTTAACAAATAACCCAAATATTCATAAGCCTTCTTATAATCTTCTATTCCGTTTTTCTTTCTGGCTCTCATTACATATTTGAGAATATTTCCAACACAAACAGCTTCTTTTCCTTTCATATCTTTTGTAACTTCAAAAATAACATC